CCTAAAGAATATAAGGAAGGATATAGAGCAATTCTTAACGGACTTGATATAGATCAACATCAAGTAGATGCTATTATAGTAGAAGCAAACTATGCTTTTAGATTAAACATGTATATGTTTGATACATTAGAAGGTAATTGGTTTAAGTCTTTGATACAAATGATAGTTAGTTTTATTACATCAATTCTAAAGAAAAGAAAAAGCGAATAGTAATCAATAAATAATTGTAACTCGCAATAGTTTATGACTATTCTCCATACTCCGAAGGCTTATGTGTTTAACTTACAAACTACAAGTTCATCAGAAGCAAAACGATTATGGAGGAGGGATATAAAAGAGAGTTGGGATTTTAAATGTGCCTATTGTGGTAGTGAAGATCATCTTACAATAGATCACATAGTTCCTAGAGCAAAAGGTGGTCCTGATTTTACAAAGAATGTGTTGTGTTGTTGCCATTCTTGTAATCAAGATAAAGGACATGAAGATTGGGAAGAATGGTTTTTTAATCAAAAGTTTTTTTCTTTAGAACGATACCATGAGATTAGAAAATGGATGAGACCTGATCCCCCAAAGGATCTATTTGTGTATCGTCCAAGAAGGAATAACGCTACTTGAATAAATAACTCAGCAGTATATACTGCTGACATAAGGTACATACCGATCATATTATAAATGGCGACTCCGTTTAAGATTAAACGATCTGCGGTTCCTGGAAAGGCTCCTGCAGTATCAGACCTACAATTAGGTGAATTAGCACTTAATACCTACGATGCTGAACTGTATACACTACGGTCAAGACCAGGCATTGGAACGGAAGTTATTAAGATTGGTGGTGCATCGGTAAAGAATGTTTTATATGTTAATAAGAATGGAGACGACGAAAACACAGGACTCACGCTTGCAGACGCAAAAGCAACAATCAAGGGAGCAGTCGGAGTTGGATCAACAGGAAGTATTATTAAAGTTGCTGCTGGAACTTACGTAGAAGATAACCCAATTAAAGTACCAGAGCAAATTAGTATTGTAGGAGATAGTTTAAGAGAAGTTACTATATCTCCTCAAAATGTAGATAAAGATTTATTTCATGTCTCTCCTGGAGTCATGATGAGTGAACTTACTTTTTCAGGAACAGTAGATGCTGGAGTTGCAGTAGTTGCATTTGATCCAGATAAGATTCAATATAATCCACAATCACCATATATTAGATTCTGTACTAATAGAGTTGCTAATAGTATTGGATTGAAGGTAGATGGTAATAATTCTATAGGACCATTTAAGAGTATGGTCACTGACTCCTATACCCAGTACAATGTAAATGGTATAGGAGTTTCTGTTAGTAATGAGGGGTATGCTCAGATAGTTTCATTATTTACAATGAATCTTGATGCTGCAGTAGTTTGCCATTCTGGTGGACAGTGTGATGTAACAAACTCTAACTCATCATTTGGTAATTATGGATTAATTGCTGATGGAAAAGGTCCTGTTCAATATACTGGTACTTTAGCAACAAGTGCTAAAGATAATTCTGATACCTTTGAGGTTAATCTAAGTAATCCCGTAACAAGTGTTAGTAATGCTGTTTATGATAGAGTTTCAGGATTAGCTACAATTACAACTTATGGAGATCATGGATTCTCTGTTGGTATGGGAGTATCATTATCAAATTTAGGTTTTACTTGTGGTTATGGTAGTTCTGTACATACTTTTGTATCGTCACTTGATGACTCTATTAATATAACAGGAGCAGGTCAAACTACTCCTACTGATGCTATCTACAATCCACAGACTGGTGATCTTGAATTTACAGTTACTGGTCATGGATTAACTGCTGCTACTTCTGCTACGATTTCAACAGCTACTTATATACCATCTACTGGTGTTTTAACTATCACTAGTGCTGGTCATGGTTTATCAAATGGTGATAGGATTAAACTATTACCAAATTCATTGACATTTACTTGTGCAAAAGATAGTCATGCTACGGATCATTCTTATCCAAGAACTACTGATCCTTCATATAATAAATGGTTAGAAGTTTCTAATGTTGATACTCCAAACAATAAGTTTGATATTAATGTTGGATCTACTGAGGATAATTCTGAGCATTGGTTTAAGTCTTCTATTACTAATGGATATAAGAAGGCAGGTACAACGATTACAATTGATACTGATTCTTTAACATTTACTTGTGCTAAAGATAGTCATACTACAAATCATACATATCCAAGATCAACTGATCCAGCTAATAATCAGATACTAGGAATCGAATCTTCAGCAGATGCTGATACCTTTACTGTTAATGTTGGAATAGCAACTCATGAAAGTTTTCCTGATAAGAATGGTAGAGTCTTTAGTGTAAACAGTATTCCTACAAGTAATTCATTTACCGCATATGTTGGACCTAATAGATTTCCACATACTTATCTTGATGGTGGTAAAGTTCATATTAATACAATAAGACCTTTTGATGGTAAGGTAGTTTATTTTGATTCATTATATAATAGTATTGGTAGATTAAAAATTACTAATCCTGGAAGTGGTTATAATAATCCACCTACAATTACAATAGATGCACCTTCAACTAGTTGGGGTGTTAAGGCAACAGCAGTTGCTACTCTTATTGGTAATAAAATACATGATGTGGAAATGGTATCTAATGGTAGAGGATATACTAGTCTCCCATCAATTACATTCTCTACCCCTGACGTTGGGATAAATACAGCAACGGCTACAATAGAATTAGAACCAACCTATTATTCTGTTAAGTCTTCAACTCCAATATCTGCTGGAATTTGTACTATTACATTGAATGAAAATCTACCATACTCAATTGGAGTTGGTGTAACTATTCCATTCTCTAGACAAAGTAGGATATTGGCATCCAGTCATTCGTTCCAATATATTGGTAGTGGAGTTGATCCTGTTAATTCTCTTCCTTCTCGTGGAGGAGTTACTATACAGGAAAATGAAGTTGATAATCGTGATGGTGGGTTGGTAATTTACACTAGTACTGATCAAGGTGGAAACTTCAGAATAGGTGAGGGTGTAAAGATAGATCAAATCTCTGGAACAATTACAGGTAATTTTTATTCTAAGAGTTTATTTGCAAACGTTACACCATTAATTCTAGCATTAGGAGGGGATCAATAAATGGCATTACCATTAAACGTTTTTCAGACAATAACATATGTTGCACCAGCAGATAAGGTTGGAATCTATACTGCTCCAACTGGATATAGTGGTGTCATATTATTAGCACAAGCAACTAATGTTGATTCTGTATCACATACAGTCTCATTAGATCATGTAAGATCAACTGCTGGAATAGCAGTTACTACTGAGGTAGTGAAGCAAATGCCTATTTCGGGTCATGATACTATGAATTTGACTGCAGGAAAATTGGTTCTTGAGTCTGGTGATACTCTTAAATTAGCAGCGAGCAATCCTAATCATGTAAAATTTATTGGAAGTATATTAGAAACTCTTAATTAGTATATCAAGTAATGACAAGGTTTAGAAGCGGTAGATTAACACATCAACATATCGGTATAAGTTCTTTTACCGATAATAAGCTTGTCCTTGATGTAATAGGAAACACAAGAATTAGTGGTATTTTAAGTGTTCCTCAACTTAAGGTTACGGGAACTGATGGAATTATTGATGGTGATATTGAGACTAGGAATCTTACTGTAACTGGTATTGCCACCTTTGGTGGACCTATAACTGCAGGTAGTTCGGAAGGTTCTCCAGGACAATTCTTACAAAGAACAGAAACTGGTGTTCTTTGGGCATCTTTCCCCTCAGTTAGAAATACTCAAACATTTGTTGCAACTGCAGGTCAAACGACATTTAGTTTTGTTTATAATACTCAGTTTGTTGATGTATATCTTAATGGTGTTAAATTAAGTGGTAGTGAATATGATTCTAGCAGTGGTAGTGAAATTGTTTTAAATAGTGGATGTTTTGCTGGAGATAGTGTTGAAATAATTTCATTTAATGCTACTAGTCTTGCTGCTGGTGGTGGTGCTGCTGGTGTTGGAATACAGAATATTGTAGAAGATACTACTCCTCAACTTGGTGGTGATTTAGATCTAAATGGTTTTGATATTTCGGGTACTGGTAATCTTAATGTATCTGGAGTTATAACTGCTACTAAATTTGTTGGTGATGGTACTGAATTAACTGGAGTTATATCTGGTGTTGGTGTCCATTCTGGTGGTACTATTATTGGAACAGGAGTTACTCAATTAAATTTTGTTGGAACAGGAAATACATTCTTATATAATTCAACTACTGATACTGTAGATATTAGTATATCAGGTGGAGGAGGTGCTACTGGTATAAACACTGAAGGACTTACATTCTTTGAGAGAATAGAAGTTGCTGGTCTATCTACATTTAAGTATAATGGAGATACCAAATTTGAAACTGCTACTAATGGATTAAAGGTATATCAAGAGATTGATACACTACATGATACTTATGGTACTGGTAGAGGTGGTGTAAAGACTGGAGTACTTACTCTTGGTCCTCTTGGAAATTTCCAGTTAGTATCTCAATATGCTGGAACTACAAACCTTGAGTCTAACTTATTAAATTCATTTACATATCCATTATCTATTAGAAGTTCTGATAGTATAACATTTGATGGACCTCCAGGTGCTAATGAGAATACTACAGTTAGTGTTGCTGGTGTAATTACTGCAAAATCTGGATATGCTTTAACCTACTATGGTAGTAATCTAACAATCGGAAGTTCCATTACTAGTGGTAGTTATTATGGTGATGGATCTACTCTTTCTAATGTTAAGGTAGATGTTCAATCAGATAGTTTTACTAATAGTACTTTCTATCCTCTTTTTTCTGATGCGATAAGTGGTAAGCGTACTCCTAAAACTGATAATGATTTTACATATAATCCAGCATCAAATGCTTTAACTCTTTCTGTTGTTAATGCTAACTTAGTTGGTACTGTAAATGGTACTCTAAATGGTAATGCTAGTACTGCTAGTGGTATAGTAGGTAGACCTAATTTAGATGTTAGATCAGTAGATGCTACAGGTATAACTGTAAATGCTGGTGTTATAACCTCTCAAACTTTCTCTGGAAATTTAGTTGGTAATCTTACAGGTACATCAGTAAATGTAAATACTGCAACAATTAGTGGAGATATTCAAGCTACTAATGCAGTTTTCCTTGGTAATGTTTCTATTGGAGGAACATTAACTTATGAGGACGTAACAAATATAGATTCAGTTGGTATTGTAACTGCAAGAGATGGAATTAAAGTTCTTTCTGGTGGTATTAATGCTGTTGGTGTTGTAAGTGCTACATCCTTTGTTGGTGATGGTTCTGGAATAACTGGTGTTCTTCGTCCTAGTATTGTAACAGATGATACTGCACCAACTTCTCCGAGTGATGGTGAGTTATGGTGGAAATCTGATGAAGGTACATTAAAAGTTTATTATAGTGATGTAGATAGTGGTCAATGGGTTGACGCTTCACCAACAGGTGGTGGTGCTGGTACTATTGAAATAATAAATGATCCTACACCACAGTTGGGTGGGGATTTAGATCTTTACAATAAAAATATTACAGGAACTGGTAATGTTAATATTACAGGTATTATAACATCTACTTCATTATATGCTGCTGATGGTACGTTTAGTACTAATGTATCAATTGCTGGTATAGCAACAGCACTGGAAGTAAGTGTTGGTAGTGCTACTACAATAGATGCTAGTGGAATTGTTGCTGCTGGAGTTGTAACCGCCTCTAGGTATATCTCTAATGATATGCTTCTTGAAGGATCTGGTGGTGATGTATTATTAAAAAATACTGATGCTAGTGGTGATTTATTTGTAGAATCTACTGGAGGAACTGTTGCACTTAAATCTCCAACAGCAACATATGTTGATGGATCTAGTTCGTTTACTAGAATATTACATAATGGAAGTTTGAGAATAGAAACAACTACATCTGGTATAGAAGTTACAGGAAATGTATCTTCATCTAGTTCTATAACTGCTGTAGATTTTTATGGTGATGTATTTGCTAGAGAATTAGATGTAGAAGGTCATACAAATTTAGATAATGTAAGTGTTTCTGGAGTAACAACTGTTACTGGATCTATAATTGCTAATGATATTGATGTAGATGGACATACCAATTTAGATAATGTAAGTATTGCTGGTGTTACTACATTCTCTGCTAATAGTAATAATGTTGTAGTGGGTGGAGCAACAACTGCATTGTTGGTTGATGGTGATCTTAGAGTTACTGGAGTTGGATCTTTCGGTGCTGGATCAGTTTCAATTGCTACTAGTGCAATTAGTTACACTGGTTATGGTGCAACAATTGGTATTGGTACTATTCCTGCTCATTGGGGTAGTGGTATTCAACAAAATGTTCTTGAATTGGGTGGAGAGAAAATCCATCTGAATGCATATCAAAACTGGATTGGTGGTCATTTACTTCCAATAAGACATGAGCAATTTGATATAGGATCTGCAGATAAAAAGATAAGACACTTGTTCTTATCTGATAATTCAATTTGGCTTGGTGATCAGAATAAGATTGATACCAGTACAGGTGATATGAAGATGAAGAAGAGACATATAGAATCTCTTCCTAAGTCAATTACCGATCTTGGTGGTGATGGTAGTGGTGCAATTTCACATGCTAATACTATATTTGGGTATAGTCCTGCTAAAACTCAACTTAAACAATTAACATTACAAGATCTTATAGCGTATCTAACTTCTCTAGATAATACTAAGACAGAGATTACAGATCTATATCCATCTGAAATGATTGATGGTAATGCTAATAGTGCATATACTGATGATGATTGGCAGAAGATAAATGTTGATGCTACTGTTGGATCTCAAAATCCATTCGTAACTAAGGGATTTAGTTCTCCTCCATAAATATAAAAATAATAACGTATTAAAAATGGCAAGCGAAGTCTTACAAGGAACCTCAAACGTAAGTTGGTCTAATAGTACAGGTCAAAATGTGCGAGTTATTGTGTATTTTATACAAGTTGATAGTAGTCCTGGATCTTTTAGTATTGGTGATATGAATAATATAAGTATGCCCTCATACACTATTGTGGGTAAGTATCTTGGATCTCATAATGATCAAGGACAATATGGACAGAATCAAACTAATACTGGTGGATATAATACAAGATATGGTGTACCTTTGGAATTTGTATTGCCAACTGGTAAAGGTTTTTCAACGTCAGGAGTTACTAGTTATAATATATTAATTATTCCAGAGGGTGGATAAATGGCATTAAATTTTCCTAGTAATCCTACAGTAAATGATACTTATAATAGTCTAGGTGTATCCTGGAGATGGGATGGGACTACTTGGAAGGTAGTTGCAAATCCTGGATCAACTATTTTAATAGGTATTCAAGATGAAGGTACTAATGTTGGTACAGCAGGGACAGTAAATTTTGTTGGTAGTGGAGTTACTGTATCTATTATTAATGATGTAGCTAACTGTATTTTCACAGGTGGTGGTGGAAATGTTGTTGGAACTGCAGGAACATGGGGTGTTAGTGATGTAGGTATTCATACAAACAAGAGTGTGGGTATAGGAACTACAAATCCTATTACTCCATTGCAAGTTGAAGATTTATATGGTGTTAAGACAGGTAAAGGTGAGTATACTGCAATAGTTGGTTATGCACAGACTGTAGATTCTTGGAGTCTTACTGATTTTAGTACTGCTGAATATACTTTCTTTATTAATAATACTGGAAATGTTCAAGCACAGAAGATTCTTGTGATGGATGATAGTGCTTCAGGATTTGCATATGATCAAGAATATGCTGTTATGTATCATGAAGATAGAATAGTTTCTATTGCATCTACTCTTATTGGTGGTACTACTGTTGAATTGTGGTTAAAGACTTTACCTAACCAAGGCGGCACTATAAATTATAAATTTACTAGACAGACTATAATTTAGATATGACTGTAGTTAATAATAGCGATCATATACCAGAATCTTATTCCCTTGATTTTGAGGGTGTCAAAAGAACTCTTCCTAGAGAACCTGAAGGTACTGGTAAAAAAAGATATGTTGTTAATTGTTATAGAGAATGTGATTGGTTAGATATACATGAACTTTTAATGAAGGATGGTACATTAGAAGATAATATTCCATCAGATAGGATTGAGTGTCCTGAAATAAAAGAGCATAGTAAATTACATGCAACTTATCTATTGACAGATGCTGAAGCGGAAGATGTTAAAAAACATCCTAAAGTTAAATCGGTTAATATAGATTATTCTGCATATCCAGGAACATATAAACAAAATCCAAAAGATTTAATTCAGGCAGTAAGATGGCCTAATGGTGCTGAAAGATATTATAGGTATCATGGAAGTGGTTATTATCTGGATAGTACTTCTACTGATGATATTAACAGAGGAGGATATACTGTCGCAAGACTTGAACAGAAGGCAGATCCTTGGAGTCCTTCTAATGATACTATGATCACATCACAAGTAAATTATAATGGTGATGGAACAGATGTTGATGTGATTGTTTGTGATACTCCATATTGGATGGCTCATCCAGAATTTCAGAATAATACTGGTGAAGTACATCCTAATGGATATGTTGGTGGAAATTTATTAAAAGCTGGATTCCACTCATCTGCTACTTCTGCTACTACAGGAACTTGTGATATTTTAGATTTGGTTTTGGATATTCCTTATTATCTTGATCCTGAGTGGTTTGAGGCAGATTCAACTAATAGATTAACTTTACGTTGGGATGGTACTACTGTTCCTGTTGAAAGTGTTGCAAGAAATTGGTGGCAGAATTCTTCTCAGAGATCAACAAATGCTCAGGGTTGGGGTCAAGTATCTAGTTTTACTAGTAGTTATACTAGGGCGAATAATAATGGAACCCCTGCAGCATATCCTGTAGATTATGTTAATAATGTGCATGGAACAGAATGTATGGGACAAACTTATGGTAAAACTATGGGTTGGGCATACAATTGTAATAAAATTTCAGTAGCATGTATGGGTTGGTATACTCTAAGTTTTGAAGAGACATTTGATATGCAAAAGATATTTCATGTGAATAAACCATCTAATCCAACTTATGGTAATAAGAATCCAACAATATCAAGTAACAGTTGGGGATATCGTTATAGTACTGGTAATCCTTCTGGTGGAAGCTATTATTTTAGAGTTGGAACTAGTGGATATGATCAGAATAGTCAACCTACAGGTGTTCCATTTGGTACAGGGTTTCCTTTAACTATAAGACCAAATTTTACTAGACATATAGGTTATACTGGTGATGGTATGAGAGCTACTGGTGAAATGATGAGTAATTCGGAATTAACTGCTGGTGATGAATTGATCGCATCAGGTGTTATTTTTGTTGCTGCTGCTGGAAATTCTAGTCAGAAGGTGGTGAATTCTGATCATCCAGATTATAATAATTATGTAACAGCAGATAGTGGTAATCAGAATACTGCATTAATTAATGCAATTTATAATTATAATGGAAGAACTTTTTATATGACTACGAGTAGACATGGTTTTCCTAATCAAATAGGAAGTTATACTGATGGTGCTACTGGTAAAAGAGTTTACCCTGTTCTTTCTGTTGGTGCTCTTAATGATACTTATAGTGGTCAAACTTCTGCATATAGCGGAACTGTGTACTCTAATAATTTAGAGAGTAAAGCTAATTATAGTTGTTGTGGTGAAGCAGTTGTTTGCTATGCACCTGGTGATGGATCTTTAACTACTTATGGAAAAGAAAATACTGGAAGCAGTAATTATTTAAGACAAGATAGTTATACTGGATTATCTGAAGATGCATATGATACTTGGTTTGGTGGAACTAGTTCTGCTTGTCCAAGTACTGCTGGTATGATTGCTACTAGGGTTCAGTATAATAGAGAATGGACTTGGCAGGATGTAAAAGATTGGTTAGAAAATGATTGTGGGGAATTACCTGCTACAGATTTTCATCAGGGAACAGAGTCTACTACTGCTATGACTACTAATTGGGATCAGCAAGCAGGTCTTGAGGGTGGAAAGAGAATTGTTCCTTGGCAAGCATTGACTTATAATGAATTATATCCTCCAGTAGAAGTACAGAATTATCCATTTACAATAAAACCTGGTGATGGTCTTACTCTTTCGGGAGTTAAAATACATTATACTTCATAAATAAATAGATAGATAGGATTGGAAATTCACAATGGGAAGATTTGTAGGAAGTAGTATTAACAAAAAAACTGGTGGCGGTGGTGGTGCTGGAGTACTTCTTACTAGGGAATTTACTAGAGCTACTGGTATATCTACTGCGGTTTCTAATAATGTAAGTAATATAACTTTGGGAGATAAGAAATATGAAACGGTATTATATAACAATGTTGGATTAATTACAGGTTATAATGAAACTGTTTCTGGTCAAACTCAAGGATGGCAAGTAATTTATAATACAGGTAATGATTTAATAAGTAAGATACAAAAAGTAGATGAATTTCCAACCTACTTATTAAGTCCAACGGGTGCGACTACTGCTGGTATTGTAACATCTGTAGATGAAGATACTCCTTGTTTATTTACTTGTAATACCAGTAAAGTACCTGATGGAACTACATTATATTGGTCAGCAAATAGTACTAATCTGGTTGGTACTGGTTCAACGCAAGGAGACTTTACTGTTACTGCTGGTATAGGGACATTTGATGTAAGGACTGGTACTGGTATTAGTAGTGAAGGACCTAATAGTTTTTTTGGTGTTAGTCTTTATGTTAACTCAGATAGAACTAAAGATAAAATGGTTGGATCTAGTGTTGCCGTAAAAATTAATGGAACTTCATCTGATCCAGGTGGCGGTGGCGGTGGTGGTCCTCTAACTCATGTTGCATTCTATAGTCCTGGATCTACTAGTTGGACTGTACCTGCTGGAGTAACTCAAGCAAGAGTAATTGTTATTGGAGGTGGAGGTGCTGGTGGACAATATGGTGGTGGAGCTGGCGGTGGTGCTGCTCTGAAGAAATATACTAACTTAGTACCTGGAACTTCATATAGTTTAACTGTTGGATCTGGTGGATCTAGAAGTTATAATGCACAGGGAAATGCAGGAGGCACTAGTGAATTCCAAGGTCCAGGTCTAACAATATCTGCTAGTGGTGGAGAAGGTGGATACGGTAATAACCAAGGAAGTGGTAATAGTTATAGATCTGGTGGTCAAGGTAGTAATGGTGCTATTAACGGTACTGGTGGTGGAGGATATCCATACCATGCTAGTGGATGGGGTCATTCTAATAATAAGGGACCTCAGGCAGATGGAACTAGTGGTGCTGGCGGTGGCGGCGGCGGTGGAAATGATAATGGAACAGGAATGACAGGTGGAGATGGAAGCTACTTCGCTGGTGGTGGCGGCGGCGGTGGAGCTGATAATGGAGTAGGTGGTGATGGTGGTGATGGTGGATCGTTAGTGGTTCAGAATGAAAGTTGGTCAACTGGAGACACCAAAGGATTTGGTGGAGGCGGTGGAGGAACCGATGGTAATAATGCGTCAGGTGGATATGGTGGAGATGAAGATGGTGAAAGAGGACAAGGACAAAATACAGGGACAAACAACAATAACACTGGTGGAGATGGTGGTGGACCATCTAACAACCGTGGTGAAAAAGGTGTAGGTAATGGTCAAAACGCTGGTGGTGGAGGCGGTGGAGCCTTCGGTGGTGGAGGAGGTGGTGCAGGTCACTCCGATTCTAATGCTGTTGCTGGTGCTGGTGGTGCTGGACTGGTTTATATAAGTTATGGTGCTGGAGCATCTGAAGATTATGCATCTGGAAACACCTAAATATGAATAGTATCTACTGGCATTAATAAATATGGGACGTTATGTTGGAAGTAGTATTAATAAAGGAACTGGAGGTGGTGGAGGTGGATCCATTCTTTCAGAAGAATTTGATGCTGCCACTGGTATTACTACTAATGTTTTCAATCAAGTTATTAGACTTGAAACTGGTGGTGCATTATATGAAAATATACACTATAGTAATGTTGGATTAATTACTGCCTTTGAGGAAACTATTGGTGGTTCTAAGCAAGGATTTAATGTTGCATATGGTAATACACAAACAAATTTAGTTGAAAGTATTGTTGAGGTTGGGTATGTTGAACCAGTACCAACTTACAATCTAGCTCCTTCTGCATTAAGTGTAGATGAAGGTAATTCAGTAGTATTCACATTACAAACTACAAATGTTCCAGATGGACAAACTCTTTATTGGCAGATAGTTCATAGTACTACAGAAGCAGCAGATTTTTATGGTGCTACTGATGGAAGTTTTCAAGTTGCTGCTGCTTCTGGAACCGTTAGTGTTGCAACTACTGCATTAGGTAACACAGAAGGTGATGAAATATTTTCTGTTGGTCTTTACAGTGATAATGCATTTACTTCATTACTTGGTACAAGTCCTGCAATAACTATTAACGATACTAGTACTGGTCCTCCTTCTTCAACTCCCATTTATGATGCGGATGGTGAATCAAGTTGGATTACCAATAATAATGATACTTGGAATAATATTAAAGTTTATAGATCTTATTCTAATCAATTCAGCTTTAATGCAAATGAAACTCCAACTGAGGATGATTGGGGTCCATGGGTTAGTGATGGTACTAATAAATGGTATATTGGTATAAACTTCGGTGGAAGTGATACTCCTTCTAGATGGGGTCAGAAGCATGGAATTTATACCTATCAGAAAGCACAAAGTCCAGGTGGTGGTTATAACTTTACCTTTGGTACTGCTGCTACTGGTGGACCACATACAACACATTTTAGTAATGTTCGTGGTAGTTCAACACAGAAAAGTGGAACCACTGCTGGAATTGTAACTACCAATTATAATGATCTAGAATATGATGCTACTGAATGGACTAATAGTTTTGGCGATGGTTTCGCATCATTCTATTCAGATAGTAACAGTAGTAATCACAAATATCCAGATATTATTAATACACTTACATCTCATAGTCCACAATGGAACCCTGATGGACATGGGCAAGGAGATAGTGATGGTGGTATGATATTATGGAGACCACCAAAACCAGCACAAGAAGTGATGCTTGTTTATGCTAATAACCATTCTAACAACCCATGTAATATTACTTGTTGGGATAATAATACTGGACAAGTAAAATGGCAAGCACGGTATGGAAGACCTTCAAGTTTCAGCGTTGGTGGAATGGTTGTGAATGAAAACTATACTAGAACTATTGTTGCACAACATTCTGATGGGTTAGTTTACTTTAACTCAGATCATTCTGGAACTGTTGCAGGTGCATTCTATTACATGTATAGGTAGATTAAATGGCAGATAAAAAATTTGGCGTAAGAGAACTCAATTTAGTAGGAGCTGCTGGAACTCCTACTATTGAGAGTACTTCTGATCTATATCTAAATGCTGTTAATGTTGCTATTAGTACTGCAATTTCTATTGGTGGTACTTGTTCTATTGGTGGTACATGTACTGCAGTAGAATTTGATGGTGCAATATCTGGTTGGATACTCGGTAATGATGGGACAAATCATTATACATTTACTGGTCCTGGATTAAATGGTACTGTAAATGATCCAACTTTAAGATTAGTTAAAGGACAGAAATATGTTTTCCATAATAGAAGTACTGGTCATCCATTTAGAATTCAGACTGATAAAAATGGATCTGCAGGTACACAGTATAATACTGGTGTAACTAATAATGATGGTGCAGCACCAGTAGATATTACATTTGATGTTCCGCATGATGCACCTAATGTTTTATTTTATCAGTGTACTGCTCATCCTAATATGGGTGGAAGATTTAATATTGGACCTGAATTAGCAGTTAATGCACAATCTAGTTCATATAATTTAGATGAAAGTGATATAGGAACTTTAGTTAGTGCTAGTGCTGGAGTAACAATTGTTGCAGGTACTTTTACTATTGGAGATGCCGTTACAGTTTATAATGACAGTAGTTCAGATATAACCATTACTGAAGGTTCTAGTACAACAATGTATATGGCAGGAACTGCTACGACTGGAGATAGGACTCTTGCTCAGAGGGGAGTTGCTACTGTATTATGTGTTGGTGCTGATGAGTTTACAATATCTGGTGGTGGATTAACCTAAGATGTTATTACAAACAATAATGCTACTCACATCTACACCTGATGGTATTGTTGGTGGGTCAGTTGAACCTGGACAACAAATGTTTACTGGTGGAGGTGCTAATTATAGCTTTACTGTACCTGATGGTGTAACATCAATATCTGTTGCATGTGTTGGTGGTGGAGCTGGCGGTGGTGGAGGAGGAGGAGGTGGATATAGAGCTGTTGGTGGAGCTGGCGGTGGTGGTGCTTGGAAGAATAATATTTCTGTAACTCCTGGAGAAATATTCACTGTAACTGTTGGTGACGGTGGATCTGGTGGATCTGGTTCTCAACACCCAACAGCACAAGGTGGAGATGGTGGTGATAGTAAAATTAAAAGGAATAGTGATAATAGTATTGTATGCCATGCAAGTGGTGGAACATGGAGTGGTAGTAATTCTTCTAATGCTGGAAATGTTGTAGTTGGTGATGGTGGAGGATTAGGTGCTGGTGATGCTTCTCTTACGGGTGGTGCTGGTGGAAATGGCAATCAAAGGGTTGATTTAGATGGAACTGGTAATTTTTCTGGTGGATGTGGTGGATACGGAACTGGTGGAGGAGGCGGTGGTACTGGATTTAATGGCGGTGCTGGTGCTTTCCCAACTAGTACTTCTAGTAGCAGTGTAAATGGTGCTGGCACATATGATATAATCAATAATAATAATGTTAGTACTCCAATGGGCGGTAGTGGATATAATGGTGGAACCAATGGTGCTGCTGGAACTGGTGCTTATTATGGTAATGGAAGTGGGTCTGGAAATGGTGGTCTGGGTGGACATTATGGTGGCGGTGGCGGTGCTGGTCAATATGGTGGAATCGGTGGACAAGGTGGTGCAGGAACTGTTTATGTTATATGGGGTAGTGGAAGATCATTCCCTAGTGCGTACACATAATAAATAACTACAATCCATAGTGGAATTATAGATGGCGTTTGGACTGTTAGGATCTGTTATACCACAGGTTAATCAGAATACGACTTTATATGTTGGTATACAAAGCCATATAACAAAAGGAAAAGTTTCTATATGTAATAAAAATTATAACCCTGCAAGAGTTAGATTGGGTTATGAGGATGCTGGTGATATAAAATATTTTGAGTATAATAGACTTGTTAATTATGGTGAATCTTTAGAGGTTGATACCTTATATGTAAGTGAACTTACAGATTTAATTGTAAGATCTGATCAACCAGGTGTAAATTTTGTATTATATGGAGAAACACTTACTGATACACAGAATCCAGTTAAATCTGGTATTTTTAATCAATTAATATCTAGTGATACTAATAATAAGTTATTATATACTGCTCCCGTTGATTCTAAAGCAACAGTAACTTTAACTATTGTTAATTTAGATTCAGAACCTGGTGATGCAAGGATTGGTATTTCTAATTCTGGTTTATCTGATTTTGATACGACTGAATATATTGAGTATAATGTAAGGATAAATGCTAATCAAACTTATACTAGATCTAATCTTAAGTTAGATGAGGGACAGAGTATTATATGTGCTTCTAGTAATTCATCAAATTTAAGTTTTATAGCACATGGTGAATTATCTTATATTATTTCTGTAGATGACCTTAGTATTGTTGGTAATCTTGGTATTGGAACAACTGCATCACCTAATGCAAGACTTGATGTTCTTGGTCAAGTTCGTATTAGGGAAGGTGGTATTAGTGTAAATGAGAAGGTTGCTATTACTCCAACTGGTGGATTCTCACTTGGTATTACTTCAACTAAGACTGGTCTTGGTTCTACTATATTTAATACTACTGGTGGTCTACCAATAAGAACTTTAGATTTTGTTGGTCTAGGAAATACATTTGCTTATCAAGCTGAAGAAGAACTTTTACGAATTGATACTGGATCTATATCGGGTGTTAGTGCTGATGATAAATTGGGATGTGCTTTTATTCACTATGGTGGATTTAATCAGGATAATACTATTAAATCTCCTCAAAAGTTTCATGAAATATTCTCACATGAGGATGCTGCTGTAGATGTTGAAGAAGGTGTTACTGTTACTGTTAATGAGGATTGTCTTTTAGTAATAACAGATAAAGATACTTTTGATTCATTTACAAGTCCAACAGTACAAACTAATTTACTTTCTTCTGATGGATTTGCTGATAATATAAGATCAGCATTTGATAATGATGTTTCATTTGCTGCACAAAGAAAAGTTGGGTATGTAATGATTCCAAGTGGTTTTCAAGATACAATTGGTTGTGATATAGAGGAGGGTGTTACGGTTTCTATTGGTGACATGTCCGTCTTAAATATTGGTGGTGGTGCTGGATTGATATCTAGTGGTAGTGCTGAGTCTGGATCTGCAGAGGCTGCTGGAGTACCTGCACATACTCATAGTCATAGTCATGATGAATATGTAACTAAGACTTCTAGAAATACTACGGATGAGGAGGCATGGTTCCTCGGTCAGGGTTAATTAATACCCATTAAGCAAAAATGTATAAATAACTGAAGGGTAAAATGAATCTACGGTATAAAATAGTATGTCCACTTTAAGAGTAGATAATATCAAATCCAGAACTGGTAGTATTGTTACTATTCCAGAAGGACAAACTTTGGCAGTTACTGGTATTGGATCGATTATCGGAGACACCAATGTAACTGGTAACTTAAATGTTGCAGGTTCCTTTGCACTTTCTGGAGGAGCAAGTTTTGATACAAATGCAGGTATAGCTACTTTTGGAAATGTAGTTATTGGTGCTGCTACAACACATACACAACCATTAACAGTTAATGGACAAGGTAAGTTTACAGATAATGTTTCAATAGGTAATACAGTTACTTTTGATGCTGTTGATTGTCGAATACATGGACTGCAAGAAGCACATACCCAAAACATTACTTTAACATCACAAACTGGAAATCTTATAGTATCTCAGCATGAATCAGGTGCACTTTATCTAACAGATTCTCAAGGTAAGAGTAGGGATCTTATGAAACCTACACCTATACCATTTAATTCTGATACTTCATTATTGGTTAATAGAACATATTATGCTGATACTACTGGTGTTGGTACAATATATGCTACTTTGCCCCTTACACCAGATGTAAATGATTTTGTTAAGATCATAGATTATGGTGGATATATGAGTGTTAATCCGTTAATCGTTCAGACACATAGTAGTATTCAGACAGGTCCTTCTTCTGTTATTCATGGAAGTGGTAATGATCTTGAAATGAATGTGACTAGGGCAGAGATAACATTAACATATACTGGAATACAAACTACTGGATGGTTGGTTAAATAACATGACACAAACAACTACGAAATTAAGTACATTAACAGGTTTTTCTGGACAGGGAACCGCAACTGGAGGTGCTGTTAACTTACCTAGTTACGGTGCAGAAGCAGATTTTGATATCTTAGATGATCAACTTTGGGTACTTAAAGATGAAGGTGCTAATCAGTATGTTAATGATCAAGCTGGTCATGGACATGAACATTCAATAGTACAATGTTCCAATGAACAATTTGCAACTGCTTGGAGATCTAACAATAGTAATCAAAGTAATAGAATTTATTGGACTATTATACCGTTTCAAGTAGATCTTAATACAGGTGCTGTAACCAAAGGAGTTTGTTCTACAGCAGAGAATAGTTCTAGTACTTCTGTTTCTACTACCTTCGGATGTGGACCAGGTCATACGAATCCTACTTCTGCTACAGTTCAGAATATTCCTGCTAATAGTGCTCATCTAAACCTGTATGGTAGGATGCACTGGTCTGGTAGTTATAACTGTATGAATTGGGGTGGTTATATAAACACTGCTTCTAATTCAGTTCAATCAATGGGCAGAAACTCTAATAGTGATTATAGTGCCAGTTATCCTCATCCAAGTAGTGGAACTTGGGTAATGAGTGGTGGTAAAACTCACACTGCTTATTACCATATGGTTGGATATCAGCAGAATAGTTACATATATCAAACAAGATTTGAGTATGCTAGTGCTGCACCTAACTATAATACAAATAACCAGTTAAGTACTTATACTAGTAGTGGTGGAGCATATCCAGTTCCTCAAACTTGGGATTGTGGTTGGGATCATCATGCAGGTTATTGGCATCATAATACTGGTAGTGATTATTCCTTTGGTTTAATTAGTGCGACAGGTGATGTTAATAATATTAATACTATGCAGGGTTGTTGGCCTAAACAGTGGAACCGTACATCATATCCTATCACTCCATTTAGAATGGCTGAAGATAAAACTGTATGGATGAATAATGATACTGGTGAATACTATACTCAAGATCCATCTGCAACTAGTTTCCAGCAAAGTACTGGAAGTCCTTTACAGATGGATGCTGCTAATTTCAAGAGATATAAGGAAGTAACACCATCATCTTGGAATAAATATGAAAAACCAATTAGATCACCCCAAACACAGAACGCCAAGAAGACTTTATATACAAGTCAGTGGTGGAAAGACGGGTTTATGGTTAAGAAATATACTCTTGATGATTCTAATGTATTTGAGATGGAATATGCTTATGCCAATCCTTACATAGCAAAACCAGGTAGTTTACCAGGTAATAATAGCTTTGGTTATGGATGGGCAGGTACAAATAATAACATCCTAGTTACAGCAGAGAGGCAAAATCATAAAATTAGGGTAAGAACTTACGATCTATCTAAAATGTTTATTTCTATGGGTATTGATTAATGACTATAACTACATTCACTTCTTTATCAAATTTACAGACTTATAGGGATGCTAAATTAGCAGAGTCTCTACAGTGGTTAGCTGAAGATTCTAATTATATAAAATTAGGTCTTAAGGATAATATAATGGCTTATCGTGATGATTTACATCGATTAGAGGATAAGGCAAATAGAGTTGGTATAGAAACAGTATCATTAACAGAACCAGTTGAAATAAGATCTGATGTAATACCAGGTACAATTCCACCTCCAATAACATAACATTAATTAGTTAGATAAATATATTAAAAGTAGTCATTTAGATGGCAAGGAATAGAGAGCTATCCCAACTTGGATCATTTATTGTAGTAGATGATTCTACTGGCAAGATTGGTATTACTAGTACTGAAACACCATATGTTGGTATTGGTACAGACAACCCACAATTTAAATTAGATGTTACAGGTGATGTAAACTTTACTGGTCTTCTTTATCAAGACGGAGTTAAGTTTACTGCTGGTGTTGGTATTGGATCTACTGTTTCTAATCCTTTATCTGGGGTCATTGCAGATAGAATTGGTATTGGATTAACTGATATTAATTTTGTTGGTGCTGGTCTTAGTGTTACTGGTTATGGAAGCACGGTTGTTGTTGACTTTACAAACTTATCTGTAAGGGCAGAAGCAGCAATACCAGGATATACTCTTATAGATGTTACTACAAATTTAGAGTTTAATCAAAAGTATTCTGTTAGAACTATTGCTGGTGTAGTTACAGCTATATTACCTAATGATAAGCAACCTGGTGATTTTGTTCAACTCATAGATACGGAATCTTCTTGGGATCTAAATAATCTTATGGTAGAAACTCAAAATAATGAGTACTTTAAAAACTATACAGGTTTGGTTGACTCCCCTTTGGCATGTGACGTTGCAGGAGCTACTGTTACCTTGGTATGGCAAGGAGCTTACTGGAGGGTAATGACATGACAATGTTTTTAAGTGAAAGTATGCTTTCTGGTAGCGGTGGTGGAGGCGGCGGTGGCCTCCAGTTTGGACAACAGAATAGTTTCTTTGTTCATGCATTGAGAAGAGATGATGATGGTATGCTTCAGTATACTAAAGTAAAGACTACTGACACTGCAGTTGCAGATTTTCATCGTTTAGATGGAACTCAATATCCAGATTTCTTATCTGGTATTGATTATGTGGAAGAAACCACAGAAGAGAAAACTTATAAAAATCACACCCAAGATAAATACCAGCAGTTCAGATTCGATTTTAGGCGAATCTCTTACTATATTGACGATGATGGATATCTTGTTGCAAAGTTTGGTGATTATGATTATTCAGTAGGACCAAAATAGGAGATTAAAAAACAATGGCCGAATTTAGATTAGGTAGACTTAAGTTTAATTGGCGTGGTAACTGGGTTGCTAGTACTGCTTATGTCATCGATGACATCGTAAAATTCGGTGCGAATACTTATGTCTGTAAGACGAATCATACCTCTACCAATAGTGAAAATTTATTCTATAATAATGACCTGAGTGCTAATTGGTCTCTACACACAGAGGGAATTACCAATCAGGGAGAATGGGAGTCAGGACGATATTATAAAGTAAACGATATAATTAAATATGGTAATACTCAATTTAGAGTAACCACAGGATTTTCTACGACAGGATTCTCTACCTCTAATATGGTGGAGTATATCAAGTCATTTAATTATGAAGATACTTGGGAATCTACTACTGAGTATCAGGTTGGTGACGTTGTAAATTATGGTGGATATACTTATGTTGCAACTAGTATTCATACTAATAAACCACCAGCATATAATTTAGCTAATGATTGGGATATCTTAACTACTGGATTCAATGTATCTGGTGCATGGAGTTCTACAACAGATTATACTCAAGGTAATGTTGTAAGATATGGTGGTAATACTTATGTTGCTATAACAACTAGTACTAATGTTCAACCAACTGAAAGTAATAATTGGTCATTGGTTGTTGAAGGTATTAGATGGAGAGGAGAATGGGATGCAGCAACTAATTATCAATTAGGTGATGCTGTAAAGAAACAAGCAAATAGTTATATTGGTGTTTCTTCAACTGGAAACCAGAATCAAGATCCTACAACTGATAGTTTAGGTAACTATTGGAATTCACTAGTTGAGGGTGCTTCCAATAATGTAATGACCACTCAGGGTGACTTGGTTTACTACACCACTGGTGCTGCAAGATTACCTGTAGGAACTAATGGTCAAGTATTATCTGTAAGTTCTTCAGGTGTACCTAACTGGGAAGATAATAGTGTAACTCATCCAGTTTATTATGTAACAGAAGAAGGAAGTGACTCTAATGATGGATCAAATATTAGTAGATCATTTGCATCTGTTAAGTATGCTTGTGGTATAGCAACTGGTCCTGCTACAATTTATGTAAAAGCAGGTACATATCAGGAAGATCTTCCTATAGTTGTTCCACCAGGAGTATCAATTGTTGGTGATAACTTAAGAACGTCTAAGATTACACCAAAGGTAGGAAATGATTCTCATCATCAATTATTAACATTACAATCTGCACCTTTAGCAACATACACTCCAACTGACATTAGCTATAATCCAGTCACTGGTGACATGGAAATGACAATTGGTAATCATATATTTTCTACTTTAGATTATATTAATATTGCAACTGATTCATTAACATTTACTTGTGATTATAATAATGATGCAAATACTACACAAAAAACATATCCTCGTGCTAGTGGTGCAACTGGAACTGCTTCTGGGCATGATTATGTTTATAATACAGAAATTAAAGTTATAGCAACAACATCAACATCAATTACTGTTAATGTGAATGGTGGTGAGGGTGCTATTACAGATACAACAGCACATAATTTTGTATCTGCTGCTGCTAATTGTATTACAATGGGCACAACTGCACCAGTTGGTTATGGAGCTACCATAAGGAATGGTACAGGTGGTAAAGTTGCTAGTGTTTTAGATTCTAGTTTTGATGAGAAAACAATTGCAATTCGTCCAACAATAGGTGGATTGTGGTCAACTAGTGATACATGGGAGAATGGTAACAATGATATTTCTATTACTAATGTTGAGACATTAAAGAACGAAGAGTCTGTAATGTTCTTGCTAAGTGATGCCACCATGCTTAAAGATATCTTTATGGATGGTATGACTGGTTTTGAGCCAGCAGGAATTGCTGGAACTATAACTGGATCTATTTCAGGAACAATTGTTACTGGTACTAATTTATATCCAGATTTAGTTGGAACATCTGTAACTGGTGCTGGTGTATCTGCTGGAACTAAAGTTACTAACTTTATTAGTCCAACATCTATTGAGGTTTCAATAGGACAAACAGTTGCTTCTACTGATTTAACTTATACTGCAAATGCATATGATCCTAACAACTCAGTTTCTAGGGGTGTATTTGTTCAGATGAATCCTGAAAGTCCAATTGAAAAATCACCTTACATATCAAACTGTTCTGCAAAATCAGTAAAAGGTATTGGTGCAATTGTTGATGGTGGAATTCATAGACAATTTAGAGATGGTGTAAACCCATCTAACAAGTCAATTGTGTTTGACTCGTTCACTAACATGCATGATGATGGAATGGCATTCTGGGTGACAGATGGTGGTTCTGCCGAAATGGTTTCCTGTTTCACTTATTATAACCATATTAGTTACTCTGCTACTCGTGGAGGAAGAATTAGATCTCTTGCTGGAAATAGTTCTTGGGGAACATATGGTGTTGTGAGTTCTGGATTTAGTCCACTTGAAGTTCCTAGAGAAGGTAACATAGAAGGATTGGTTTGTGAATTTGATCCTAGCACTGTAACTGGAGGTGGATTCCAACAGGGTGAAAGGTTTAGAGGTCAATCATCTACAGCAATAGGAAAGATTACTACTATTCAGGGAACCAAGCAAGAAAAATTATATCATTCATTAATTACTGCTGGTCCTGCAGGTGTTGGAACTGGTTTTGCTCCTGGTGAAACTGTAGAAGGACTAAGTTCTGGAACTACTGCTACTTTACTTAATAATACTGATGCTAACAGAGGTCAGTCAGGATTTAGTATTGTTCTTTCTGGATTAGGAACTTCACCTACTCTTGAAGAGAATGGTAGTATAGAATTTATTACTGGATCTGGTAATGGTGGATTTGGTAATGATAGTATTAGTGGTGCTGATGCATTTACGTTTGTTATTAATGGCGTAAGTCAATCTGGTGCTGATGGTCGAGGTAGTGTATCGATTACTAGAGCACAGTTAGATTCTACTGGTGCTGCACATACTGGTGGACAAACATACTTTGTTAGATATCCTATTACTACAAACACTTCACAGTTCCTTGTTCCAGCAGCTCCTGGAGACACAACATTTAGTGTTAATAGTATTGCTGGATTCAACCCTGGTGAATATGCTAGGATAGGAACTGAGTTGGTTAAGATTGTAAGTCTACCAACATCAAACTCTATGACAGTTACTAGAGAACAAGATGGTGCTGGTATTGCTACCAGTTATGTTATTGGTGATACTCTAGTTGCTATTGGTGCATCCACTCTATTGTCTAACGCAGAATGCTTTAAGGACTATACTGGTGTTTCAACTTCATTTAGAGCAACTGTTGCAAACTCATTCTCTGTAGCAAACGGAGACTATCTTAAGATTGATGATGAGTTTGTTTCTGTCACTGGAGTTTCAACTGATCCACACGGTCTTACTACATTAACACTTGTTGAAGAAAAGGCTGCTAGATGTTTTGATGAACAGGAAGTTAAGATTCGTTACTTATACAGTCAAACAAGATTGACAGGTCATGACTTCTTACAAGTCGGTACTGGTGGAACATCAACTACTAATTGGCCATCAGTTCCAAAAGTAGATCCAATTCCAACTCAGGAAATTAATGAAGAGTTTCCTGGTCGTGTATTTTATGTTTCAACTGACCAAGATGGTAACTTCCGTGTTGGTAAGTACTTCCGTGTTAACCAAGCAACTGGTTCGGCAACATTGAACGCTAGTGCATTCGATCTATCTGGTCTAACTTCATTGAGATTGGGTTCAATTGGTGCTCAGTTAGGTGCTCAAATTAATGAGTTCTCTACTGACGTTACTTTCTCACAAAATAGTCATGAGAAAGTCCCAACACAGGCTGCTGCTAAATCATATATTGATACTGCTGATACGAATTATTCTATCATGCTACAAAATCATACCAATGTTGGATTAACAACAGTGATGACTTTTGCTAATGCAGGAATTACAACTCTTACTAATGAGTCTAGAGTTAATACTTTCTTTGTTGGTCAAAGTTAATAACATCTATTATTTGTATAAATACTACAGACAAAGGAACACATTAAAAAATGGCATCTGGAATTCTAGGTCAAGTATCCTTGGCTTCTACTACTTTAACTACTGTGTATACAGTTCCTGCATCTACTCTTGCGGTTGTTAATATTAACGTACTTAATCGGTCTACTGCAAATCCAGCAGATGTTAGAATTGCAATAGGCACACAGATAAATCCAACCAATAAAGATTGGATTGAGTATGATACAACTATACCTGTTAAGGGTATACTTGAAAGAACTGCTATTGCAGTTAATGCAGGTACGAATATTGTAGCATATGGGTCTTCTTCATCATTAAGCGTGAATGTATATGGTCTTGAACAACCTGCTTAAGGAGAGAATACATGGGACGGTTTCTAGGTAGTAGTATCAATATAAATTCTGGTGGTGCTGGAGGAGGTGGTTCCTCTAAGACTCTAGAATTTACACGTACATCTGGTATTACAACTGATAGTTATAACCATGTTATTGGACTCACTGTAGGTTCAGGAACAAATGAAGTTATATATTCTAATGTAGGATATAACACTCTTACTGGATTAATTACATCATTCACTGAAAAAATAGGCGGTACGGAGAAATCGTTTACAATGGAATACGATTCAACAACAAATTTAGTTACAAATATTACTGAGGTATAGGAAACATGGCAGCTGATGTATTATCGTATAATGCTATACAGGCAGTAAACCAAGAATTACGTGCTCATTCTGTAGGATTGAGTAGTGCTATTAGCATGAGATTAGGTGATGGTGGTGGAGGTGGAGATACTGATGAGGCAAAAGCACAGTTTCTCTGTACAACCTCTGCACAGGAAGCATTTTTATGGTGTATGATACCAAAAGATCCTGCTGATGGGTCAACTTGGACTAGTGGATTTAAGGTTTGTGACCAAACAGGATATTATAGATGTGGATGTAACTGTACATGGACTGTTCCTAGTGGCGTAACATGTGCTAGATTCCAAATCTGGGGTGCTGGTGCTCCTTCAGGTGCTGGATGTTGTTGTGCTACATCTCCTATGGGTAGTACTGGAGCATATGCATCTGTAATTATGCCAGTATCATCAGGACAATCTTATACTATGTGTGCTGGTTGTGCTTATTGCTGCTATCATTATAGTGGTGATAGTACTGTAGATGGAGAAACATCTTACGTTCAGGGTCCAGGATTAACTAACTTCTGTGCTATGGGTGGTGAAGGTATGTTATCCTGTGAGAGAAAGGTTAGAGCAGACTGGTCAGGTGGATTTGGTTGTACTGGTATGCAATGCTTTATTCAGAGTACAGGTGACTGGTGCTTGATGTTAGGTGGATGTATATGTAACTCTGGTACACAAATTTGTTATCCAGATGGTATTGTTTACACTTCTGTTGGAAGACCTTATTGGGCAAACCGTTATAGATTACCTACAGTAAGATCTTGTAAGCAAGCATTTGGATCTGCTACTGATGGGCAAGTTTATACACTTAATGGTAACTTCGGTTCTGTTGGTATTAGTGAAAGTTGGTCACACTGTGGACAATATCCATCAATATATGGTTGGTTAGGATGTTGTGATGCTCCTATGTGTTACACAAGTATATACACAGGTGGATGCTGCAGACAGGCACAATATGGTTACAGACAGATGCCAGCTATGGGTGGAACCTTTGGATTTAAGTGTGGTGGATACACATCTTACGATCCTTATGGTGATGCAGGTAGAATGGGTATGGTTTGTGTGTCTTATAAATAATCAAAGGTTAATTGGATAGATCGGAACAATGATAGCAACTTTTACTTATGCTTTACCCAACGAAATGTGGGTTTCGGGAATATCTACTACACAGACAGCGACTTATACTTATGATGGACCTGAGCTGTTAGATGTTTATGTGACTACAGGTGGTAGTGTTCATACTGCAGGTGTTGGATTACCTGATCCACCAGCAGAGACTGAATGGGAAAAGAAAACTCTTGATGCTAAAGAGGCAGATGATCTACCTGTTTTAATGTATATGTTACAATCCTATAAAGAAGTTATATGGGATTATACTTATACTGAAGAAACTTTAAGTAATGGTGAGAAATTTAAGAAGGTTGATAATCCACAAATAAAAGATAATTATCTTTTAGAATATGATCATGGTACAAATAAGTTTAAGTTTGATCAGATAGTTGTAGATCAAACTAATGTTTGGGCACAAAAAGCACAGGTTCAGAAAGCTTATATTGAAAGCTATGCAAATAAATATGCATTTAGTTCGGCAACTGCAACTGCGGTTAACACTTATATAACAGAATTGGATACCTTTATTAGTAATAATCCTCCAATGAAGCATTGGAAGTTTATAAATCAACCTATTGTTGGTACTATGCCTAAATTACCAATCACTGCTGTAAGTGAATTGAAAGAAGTTCCAGATTATACTGCACCACCAGAATTATAAGAGGATTTGATTAAATGGATGTATTAGTTTATAGTGCTTTTAATCAACAGGTAGCACTTAGAAAAGAAATCGCTGAGAAAGATGAGTGCTTACATAAAATAGGCGGATCTGCAGGTAGTAGTAGCTATAATATAGATTGTGTTAAGGAGTGGCTGGACTGTACTAGAGGTCAGATCCTAAATGCTCCTGCTTGTGAAGAATTATGGCAACATATTGTTGATGCTGGTAATGCTGATAGTTTCTGGACAGACGGTTTTAAGGTTTGTTGTTCAGGAAATGCTGCACAAACTACACAGTGGCAATGTGGTTGTAGTTGTACATGGACTGTTCCTGCTGGTGTAACTTGTGCTAAATTCCAAATGTGGGGTGCAGGTAGTGGATCAGGTGGTGGACAGTACTGTGGTGGATCTTCATATGGATCTACAGGTGCTTATGCAATGGTTAGGATTCCAGTAAAAGCAGGTTGTCAATATACTATCTGTGCTGGTTGTGCTTATTGCTGTATGCCTAGTACCAGTTCTCAAGGAAGAGTTCAAGGTTGTCCTTCTTATGTTCAAGGATATGGTTTATTAAGAGTTTGTGCCGAAGGTGGTGTTGGTTCTAAAGTGAACTGGCAAGGAAACGTTGGTTCATTTAACATGTATAAACAGACATCTGCTTGTTGCGGAGACTCTGGAAGTTGTATATGTAACCAAGGTACTAATTATTGTTTTGATAATAGTTGTGCTATATGTCAAGGACCTATTGACTATACACCAGGTTCTGGATATTGTGGATGTGTAACACACCCAGATGCATATACTTCATTAGAAAATGTGGCAAATATGGGAATCGTATACGGTATTCCTGGTATTTGGCCTAAGATATGTTATGATACCAACCATTATGGATGGCAACAACACGCACCAATATTCTGTTTTGCTGATGAAACTAAGTGTTGTTACTCTTGGTCTAGTGGAACCTGTTGTGGAAGGCAGTGTCAAGGATGTTGTGGATATATGGCTGTTCCTGGTGCAGGTGGATGGGCATCTAATGTAATGGGTGGTAACAACGGATTGTGTGGAGATATGGGTAAAGGTGGAATGGTTTGCGTATCTTACAAATAAGTAGTATAATCATTACCTAACATTATTCTTTTGGTTGACTATATAAGTCAACAATGCTACAATATTATACATTGAGGTTTGACTTGAATGAATAAAGCTTTTTTTATAAATGGTGGAGCAGGGCGTGTGCTTTGCTCCATTCCAGGTTTTGAGAGATTTGCAGAAACCAATGACGATTTTGTTATTGTATCTGAATCTTGGGCCGAACTTTTTTCTTTAAGTAAAAAACTTAGAGATAAAGTATATTTAATGAACCATAAGGATTTATTTGAGGATCATATAAAAGATAAAGAAGTAATAACTCTAGAACCTTATAGATTGAATGCTTATTTTAATCAGAAGTGTAATCTGATTCAAGCTTTTGATATGCAGATTAATAATCTTGATGAAGTTCCAGAAACGAGAGAAATTAAATTAGATCTTAATAAGAAAGAACAGATAACAGGTCATAATGTTGTTGATGAAGTAAAGAGAGGAACACAGAAAGAAAAGATAGTAGTTATTCAACCATTTGGACAGTCTTGTTCTGCAGAGGGAAGATTTATTTCTGATAGCAGTGGTAGAAGTTTTGAGGCAAGTAATATCATTTCTTTAATAGAACAATTGAAGAAGAATTATGGTATAATAGTAATGTCACAGATTGAGATTCCTAATTGGCAAGAAATGGGAATCGCCATGCCTCAGAAGATGAGTCTTAATGAATGGTGTGGGGTTATAAATGGTGCTGATTATTTCATAGGATGTGATAGTGCTGGACAGCATATGGCACATGCTGTCAAGAAACCTGCTACAGTTGTTATAGGATCTACATATCCTGAGAATATAACTTATCCTGGTAATAAAAACTTTACTATTATTGATAATGGTAAAGATAATAGAAGATACAGTCCTATTAGAATGACATTTGATGATTGTTGTGATAGAAATAATGAAGATCTTATGGTACTAGATGATTCTACAGTTAAAAAGATTGTAAAATCTGTAAGAGATAAGATAGGTGTAAGTAGAACAAAGACTACTCTAACAGGTGCTACTAATATAAACAAGAATCTTCCACATGCACCAGCAATGATTACTGGTGCAGCACCTAAGTCACTTGCTCCAAGTTCTGTAAAGTTTGAGGGTTTTAAGAGTAGTAAAACTAATAAAGCAAGTAAGAAAAAACCAATAGAAAAGGTATTGGAAATGAACAACGTTAAGTCTTGAGGTATTAAAATGAGTGTTATTGTTTCTATTGCTCGTGGTCATAATGCAAGTACAACATTAATGGTTGATGGTGAAATTGTATTTTATATTGAAGAGGAAAGATTATCTAGAAGAAAATATGATGGTGCACCTTTACTTGGTTTATTAGAGTGTACAAAATATGTTGATCATATTGATCATTTAGTTTTATGTCATACTCATCGTGCTGGACCTGAGTTAGATTGGACAGGTGAGAGTGCATACTATGGTCTTGTAAGAAAACTTGCTAAGTTACGATTTAATCCAAAGGTTCATTATGTTGATACTATTCATCATAAGATGCATGGTGCTTGTGCTTTCTTAAATTCTGGATTTGATACTGCTGCAATAGTAATTGCTGATGGTGCAGGAAGTTTCTTACAGAATCAACTATCTCCAAGTGTATGTTATGAGTTTGAGACTATACTAACTGCAGAATATCCATTCAATCAGGATAGTCTTAAGTATGTTTACCGACATCTTGGAACTAAAGATCCTATTGGATTAAATGAAATAGCTGATGAGAATGATGCTGACATTCTTATTACTGAATATCCAGGTCTTACTAAAATATATGAAGCTGTAACAGAGTTTTGTGGATTTCAATCTATTGATGCTGGAAAAACTATGGGTCTCTCTGCCTATGGTAAAGAGAATCCTGAGATACCGCCATTGTTTAGGGATAATTGGGGAAATAGAGAAGTCTTTATACCTAATTACCCAAATAATTCTTATCTTAATGTATCAAGATATAAGATATTGAAAGAAGATCTAAATGTTCATCAGAAGAAAAAGTATACACAAGTTCAGAAAGATATGGCATATGCTGTTCAGAAAGAAACTGAAGAGCAGATGGTTAATTTAATTCGTAAAGCACATGAGAAAACTGGAGAAACAAATATATGTGTTTCTGGTGGTTATGGATTAAATTGTGTTGCCAATTATAAGTATTGGAAAGAGTTCCCTGACTTGAACATATATGTTGAACCTATTTCTCATGATGGTGGAACATCAATTGGCGGTGCAAAATTTGTATACGCATCGGAATATGGGATGCCTAAAGCAGAACCAAGAGTAAGTTCAATTTATTATGGACCAAAATATGATCCAGATAATTATCTAGATTTTATTGATCCTGAATATGTTAGTGATACATCTCCTAAAGATATTGCAAAGATGATTCGTGATGGAAATATAGTTACTATTTTCCAAGGAAGGTCTGAGGGTGGACCAAGAGCACTTGGTAATCGTTCAATACTTTTTGATCCTACTATTAAGGATGGAAAAGATATTGTTAACTATGTTAAGAAGAGAGAATTTTTCCGTCCATTTGCATGTACAATTCTTAAAGAGAAGGTTAATGATTGGTTTGATCTTGCTGGAAGAGAAGATACACCTCATATGATGTATGCTGTTGAATGTGTACCAGGTGTAGAGGAGAAAATACCATCAGTTATACATGAGGATGGCACTTGTAGAATTCAGACTCTTACTAAGGAAGAGAATGAGCATTACTATAATTTGATTAGTGAATTTGAGAAATTATCTGATGTTCCTATCTTGTTTAATACATCTTTTAATCTTGGTGGACAACCACTTGTAGAAACTTTAGAGGATGCAATTAATACATTGGAGATGAGTTCAATGAAATACTTATATCTACCAGAAATTCAGAAACTTGTTACTGTTGAGGTAGAACGAGAGTATATAGAACCTAATTTTAGTGGACCTGCTGATGATGGTATTAAGGGCAATTTTGCCGAAAATAAAGCAGAAGAATTAAAAAGTACCTAATGGAAAATGATATTGTTTGGTGCAACGGCACATTCGATATTCTTCATCCAGGACACATAGAACTATTCAAGGTTGCTAGATCTCTAGGGAACAAAGTAATAGTTGCTACTGATACGGATGAGAAGATTCGTACTGATAAAGGAGAGCATCGCCCTATAAATGATCTTCATTATAGGGTTGCTATGCTTGAGGCAATCAAGTATATTGATGTAGTACATACTTTTGGTAGTAGAAAGGAGTTAGAGGATTTGATTGAACTATATCAACCCGATATATTATTACTTGGTGATGATTGGAGGGATGGTGATGTAGTTGGTTGGGAACACGCTGGTGAGGTAAGACATCTTCCTAGAGTGGGTGGATATTCCAGCAGTAATGTTATTAAGAGGATTTCTAATGGATGAAGAATTGAAAGACATTGCCAATCGTTTTTATAATCTTGCTTGGGATTTGGGAAACTTGGGAGCATCCAGTCATGGCAATAGAAAAAGTGACTTTTATAGATGGGTTGATTCTGTAGCGACTATCTATCATAAGAAGTATGAAAATCTAAATTATGATTTTAAGACTAATGGTGAATGTAATTTATTAAAAGCATTATCGGAAGATCATAAGATAGATTATATTATAGATGTAGGTGCAAATGTTGGAGAGTATAGTATTGCTGCTCAAGAAATAACAGGTGCACATGTATATTCTTTTGAACCTGTTCCAGATACTTACAGTCAATTAGTTTATAACATAGGTAAGTATAACACTGAAATTGAAAGTTATAATATGGCATTGGGTGATGTTAATGATAAAATGAACATTAATGTTCATAATGATCATACAATGTCTTCAATATTAGATCTTAGACCAACTTCTACAGATCCTTGTGAGATTCAAGTTTGTAGAGGTGATGATATATTAAAGGATAAATTTGATAAAGATAAATTGATCTTACTTAAGGTTGATACTGAAGGTTATGAGTCTAAGGTGTTGACTGGATTTGGAGATATACTAGAATGTATTGATATAATTCAGTTTGAGTATGGAAAGGCATCCATATTCTCAAAGTATAATTTACATGATTATTATAGAGATTATAATGATAGGTATATGATTGGAAAAATTTTTCCAACTCATATTGAATTTAATGAGGGTTATTTTTGGGATCTAGACGATCTTATAGGTCCAAATTATATTATGGTTAATAGGAATAGAGGAGATTTAATTGAAAGTATTATTAGTAGGTGATAGTTGCGAAGATGAATACATCTATGGTAACTGTACTAGAATTAGTCCCGAAGCACCAGTACCTATATTAAATTTTAATAGGGTAGAAACTAAGTCTGGAATGGCTGGTAACGTATGTCTAAATCTACAAGCATTTGATCTTGACATTACATTTTTAACTAACCCTGAAAAAATAGTTAAGACTAGATTCATTGATGAAAAATCTAATCAACAAATTCTAAGAGTTGATAATGAAGATTCAGTAAGACCTCTTATGATACCAATTATGACAGATAGTTTTGATGCTGTTGTTATTTCAGATTATAATAAAGGATATCTTACTACTGAAAAAATATTTGAGATTGTGGAAGGTGCAAGATGCCCTGTTTTTATTGATAGTAAGAAATCATATCTTCCAAACAAGAGTAATTGTTTTGTTAAGATTAATGATTTAGAATGTAGTTCGTTAAGTGATGATTGTTTTATTGATAATTTGATAGTTACTAAAGGGTCTGAAGGATGTTTTTTTAATAACAAAATTTATCCAGCAGAAAAGGTTAAGGTATATGATGTTGTAGGTGCAGGGGATACTTTTCTTGCTGCATTAGTTTATGGATATATAAGTACTGATAATATAGATCAAGCATTAATGATGGGTAATAGAGGTGCTGCTATAGCAGTACAGCATCCTGGAACTTATGTTTTACAAGAAGAAGATGTACAAAGAATCTAGTGAAATAAAATTTGTACCTAAAGGTTGGGGATATGAGAAATGGATTGTTAATAGTCCAGAGTATTGTGGTAAACTTTTATTTTTTAGTAAAGGTAAGAGATGCTCTTGGCATTATCATCTTCTAAAGGATGAAACTTTTTATCTACAGTCAGGTAAGATGCATTTATATTATGGTTTCAATAGTGACATAGGACTTTCTCAAAGTAAAATATTGGAACCTGGAGATAAGTTTCATATTCCAAGAAAGATGAGACATCAAATGGTTGCTCTTACAGATTCAGAATTATTTGAGTTCTCTACACAACATTTTGATGAAGATTCCCATAGAATATTTGTAGGTGATTAATGTATAATTTGTTTAGACCTTTTGGACCTTATATTTTGGAGTGCATTTGTCCTGATGATGTACTTAAAAGTTTTAATGATTTTGTTAATAGTGGGAAGTATAGTAAAGATCAAAATCCTCCAGACATGTTAGACAGAGGATTTGAGATTATATTTTTAACTAGAAATCAATTAAATGATATAGGATTTACAACTTTTATTTCTCAATCCGCAAACGAATATCTAAAACAGTTTGGGGATTTTGATAAAGAACATACAAGAATAACCTATAAGGAAGCTGATTTCTCTAAATTATATGCTGATGTTTGGGTAAATAGATATTTTAAAGGTGATTATACACCTCTTCATTGCCACTCTGGAAATATATCTGGTATTACTATCTTAGATTTACCAGAAGAGTCTAATGTTGATGACTTACATAATCTAGAATTTGTATGGAGTAATGAAACGTATAGACCAGAGCAAGTAACTGGTAAAACTTTTTTATTTGATAGTCAATTAAAACATTGGGTACTTGCACAAAAATGTATTTCAGAAAGAAGAACTCTTAGTTTTAATTTGACGGTAGATCTTCTGAGATAAGATTAAGATACTGTGCTATGTTTATAAATTGATGATCCCAAACCTTTTCTGCTATAGTTAAGTATTGATATTTTCCTTTTAGATGTTCTGGGAATGGAATGTATTCTATTTCTCCCTTATATTTTAATGCTATTAGTTCACCAACAGTCTTGAAACTGACTGGGTTACTGGTTCCTAGATCATAGATACCAGATGGTTTATCATTATTAAGAACGACTTCTACTATATCTCCAACCCAAATAAAATCTCTTAGGTATTTACTTGATCCCTCAAATAGTTTTAGTTTACCTGTTTCTTTTATCTGTTGTGTAAACTTATGTACAGGACTCGCTTGATCTCCTTTTTTATCTTCTCCTTGTCCATACACATTAAAGTATCTGAAACTCTGAATAGATGAAAACTTATCTAAGTTATCTTGGATGTAATAATCCATCTGCAACTTAGTAATTGCGTAGTAATTTAGTGGAGATATTTTATTGGGAGTACTTCCCATCAAACTTTTTCTTGTATTGCCATATACTGATGCGGATGAGGCAAACTTAACATCTATTTGATGCTCTATTGCCCTCTCAAACAACTCTATAGTGAACCAAACGTTCATCCTATGGAGTTTATCTATATCTCTCTCTGTCGTGTCTGAGATCGCTCCTTGATGCAGTATGAGGGATACTTTATCCCAGTCCTTAAAGTATGCTATCCAATCCCAACAGTCATGCTCATCAACTGTAACAATCTCTTCATCCGAATGCTCTATCAGATACTTAAGAAAGTTCTGACCTATAAATCCTTTTGATCCTGTTAGTATAATCAATTGGTGATATCCTAATACTATTGTTAATTATAACACAAATAAGATATAATAGTTATCTAAATAATTTTTTATAAAAAAGTAATGAACTTTACCATTTATAGTAGAGATGGTTGCCCATATTGCAACAAGATAAAAGAGGTTATGGAGTTGACAAATAGTAGTTATGTGGTGTATAATCTTGGTACAGATTTTAATAGGGAAAACTTCTATGCCGAATTTGGTCAGGGTTCTACATTTCCTCAAATAATATGCGATGAGCATGGAGAAAGGAAAAAACTTGGAGGATGTACTGAGACAGTTGAATTTCTTAAAGAAAATCAAATCGTCTGACATAAATAAACCAGATCATATTGATCGAGGGTTTGAATTTATTCTATCTGGAGGTAAGCCAAAAACCAAACCACTACATATCACCACACTTAAAATAGGAGAACGAGACATGTTAGCAGTAAGTTTAGTATTTGGATCTTTTCTAACAGTATTGTTTCTTATAGTAGGAGCAATTGGTGGTTGGGTTGCCAGAGAATATATGATGAACTACCAAGAAATACCTAAAATACATCCTGAGATGTTTGATCAAAATGGAAATTTAGTTCCAGATGACATTGTAGCATTTAGATTTGAAAACAATTATGACACCAGCGAAGAAGACGACAGCGACGACTAGAAAGAAAGCGTCACCAAAAAAAGCAACTGCGGCAAAACCAAGGGCAACTGCAAAACCAAGGGCAACTGCAAAACCAAAAGCAAAAACAATAGCACAGGTTGTTCCTGATTTACCTGCAAATCCATTTGCTTTTGAGGTTCTTGATGCAGTTAATAAGATGAGAACTGCTGCCAAGAAAGTAGAGGTACTTAAGAAGTATTCTCATCCGTCAATCATGGCACTTCTTATCTGGAATTTTGATGAGACAGCTATTTCATTATTACCAGAAGGTTATGTTCCTTTTGGTAGTAACTTAGAAGATGAAACAATGACAGGAACTTTATCTGAAAAGATTGAGGATGCTGTCAGTAAGATGAATGAAATGGGATCTAGTTCATTGGGTTCTAATGATCAAGGGAGAACAACAATCCGTAAGGAATTTAAGAGGTTCTATAATTTCTTAAAAGGTGGTAATCCAAGTTTGTCAGGTCTTCGTAGAGAGACTATGTTTATTAATATTCTTACAGGATTGCATCCATTAGAGGCAGAGATTCTTATTCTTGTTAAGGATAAGAAATTGACTGACAAATATAAAGTTACAAAGGAAGTAGCAGGGGAAGCATATCCAGAAATTAGATGGGGTGGTAGATCATGAGTGAAGAAGTAGCAACAGAAGAGAAGAAACAAGAGAAGAAACAATTAGAAGCTAAACCACAACCTAAATTTGATCCTTGGAGTAAGGAAGAGAAGGAAAGTTCTAAGACAATCTATGCTTGTGAAATTTTAGTTTCTAATGGTACTTTAGAAGATGTTTATGCTACTCATGCACCTAATGATGCTTTTGTTATCAAATATGTTGTTGATGATAAAACTCTTTTAGATTTGAGTAGAGGATCTAAGACTAAACTTTTTGATATGTATTGGGATAAATTTAAGGATGGATTGAAAAGTATTGAATATGGTAAGGGAACTATAAGTCCTAAGTTATGGGGATACCAGTCACCAGGTGTTAAGAAGAAAAAAAGAAAATAATGGAAGAGTATTCTTTATTCAGCAGTAAAGTATGGTCAACCAAATTAAATATAGAGAAAGAAGGATTAATATCTAGAATAAAAGAGTTTGCTGATGAAAATCCATCTCAAAGATTCTCAAATGTTAATGGGTATCAGGGTCATCGTTTTGATGATGAGGAATTGGTCAATGGTATAAAAAATAATGTACCAGAGACTGATGAAGATTTGGGTGAGTTATATGTTCATACTTGGGTTAATATAAATCCAAAAGATGCTTATAATATGAGACATACTCATACTAATGGTCTTGTGTTGTTATCTGGTGTTTATTATGTGAAGGTTCCTGAAAATTCTGGATCAATTGTGTTTCATGATCCTAGAGGACCTATATTACATTCTATGGCAGATCAAAGATATTATAATCAGGCATCATATTCTGCTATTATTCCTGAAGAAGATAAAATATTTTATTTTCCATCTTGGTTGGAGCATGAGGTAGATGTTAATAATTCTGATGAAGAAAGAATTAGTATATCATTTAATATCATACGTAAGAATGATTGTGATTGGAAAATGTACTTATGATGCAGGAACATACACTCTTTCCTGTTAGAGTGTGGACAGATAAATTGTGGTTAGATACTGATAGATTAGAAACAGTAGTAAGAGATTTTTCTGGAAAGAATTTTTATGATGAGGAATTTATAGATGCTATTCAACAATCTATTCCTGAACCATTTTCCAATTCTTCTAATGCATATAAAAGATATGATGGTGAATATGATATACAATCATGGGTAAACATTACACCAAAAGGTGGTTCTATTAAACAACATATAAATGCTACCAATTCGTTTTCTGTAACTAATGTATTGTTATCAGGTATCTACCATGTAAAGGCTCCTGAAAATTCTGGACAAATTATTTTTCATGATCCTAAAGGAACATGGTTTTGTATGGTGGGAGATTATAATTCTTATCCACCTAAAGAACCTAATTGTTTAACTCCAATAGACAATATGTTAATATTGTTTCCATCGTGGTTAGAACATGAGGTTGGTGTTAATGATTCAGATGAAGATAGAATTACTATATCATTTAATATATTACTGCCACCCCAAAATTGACTTTTAATTCCATATATCGGGGAAAAAAAACTCCGCAATTTTTTTGACCTGTAGGGTCGATGTAACAAATTTACATATTAACTTGACTAAATAGTTGAAATGTGTTAGTATTAACACAACGTTCATCTCCCGTATAGGAGACGCAAGTAAGCCGACT